TAGATTCTCTTGTAAGAGTTATCTAATTGCTTCCAAAGACCCACTGATAAACGAATATCATCTGGACCATCTTGTTTAACCTTACCACCTTGACCCCACATTAAGTAAGTCTCAATATCATTTGCAATTTTAGTCAAATGAGCAGCTTCTAATGTAGTTAAGAATGAACGAGTTAATTGACCTGATTGATAAGCAGCTTTGATTTTATCCTTACCCATTTGCTCTAAGCTAGTGATAGAAGGATCAATACTCTTATCAAAGTTTCTCCATAATTCTACTACTGGAACTGTACCATCAGCTTTCATACCACCCTTCAACATCAAGTCAGCACGACTAGAGATTGAATAATGTACGTGAGCTTCAGCACCACCTACGTAGTTGTAGAATTCACGGAAACCAGCAGACACTGAACCAAGATCAGAGAATCTCTCTCCATACTCTCCACGTGCAGAACCTTTACGGAAGATCTTAGTACCAATAGTTAAATACTTATTGTCTAAGTATTTGTTATTGTCATTGTTTACTAATTGTACAGTGTAGATGAAGCTATCTCCTGTAGGGATGATATCATCTGCAGTGATGTACATTTCCACACCATTGTACTTGTCATAAGTGATGATATCACCATGTCCAAATGTACGTTTGTTCAACTTGATTTTGAAGGTCTGACCATCAATACCTTTTGTTGAGTTACCTGATTCAATATCTTCTACTATATAAGGAAGATCTTGGGCCACGGGAATTTGCCATTTGTATTCACCACGTGCATTATCTACCATGATGACGTTTTTACCACCAAAACTTGACATTTGGTACAAAGGCATTTCTACCTTTTGAGCCATTGCCCACAAATCAACTGGACCTAAGTCAGTTGGTTCTGCAGATTTTAATAAGTTTGATAAATGGTAAGAGTCAACATGGGAGCTAGTGTGATACTGATTATCACGTAGGAATATCCCATTGTTTAAAACTGGAGTTGCCATAGGGCTTTTGAAATTTAAGGGTTAATAATAAATTATCTTTTAAAAATATTTTGTGGTCTAGATACTCTCTTAGACTTAGTTTCTTCTTCTTCCTGATATGTAGAAGCTGTTCTTCTACTTTGTTCAGTTTTCAATTGTCTCACTGTTTGTTCTACAGCTTGATTTTTACCTTGTTTGGTTAATGTACTTCTATATCCTTCAGGATCAGAAAGTAACCAAAGAGCTTCAGCTATTAAAGGGTAGTTAGGTTCCACAAACTGATACTTTTCTAAAAGATGTCCCAACTGATTAGTTGGTCTACCTGATATAGAAGGATATTGTGGTTGAACTAAGCCTGTATATAATTGAGCTTGAGTTTTTTTATCCAATCTAAGACCATTAATTTCAGCTGGTCTTAAAGCTTCAAATACATTTTGAGTGTATGCCTGTGCTGCTTGTTCTTGTTGAGCTCTTTTTTGTTCTTGTTCAGCTACATGGTATTGAACAATCTCTTCTTGCATTGCATCCAGTTTAGGTTTAAACTGTTTAGCTTTTCTTTCAAGAACTCCAAGATCTTTCCATGTTGTAACTTCTTCTTCTATTTCGTCAGCATCACCAAAATTGGTAGCTTGTAAATAAGATCTTACAATATGTTCTTGGTCGTAGTCATCTGTAGGATCAAGTTCTCTCACTTGTTCTACAGCTGCTAAAGCTTGGAAAAGACCTTTCATATCTTGACCTCCATCCATTGCATACTTAGCTGCATACTTCAACTCTTCTGGTAAACTATCAAGGAACTGTGCTGGAGTTTGGTTAGCCACTTCTTGTTTCAAATTAGAAACATTGGCTTGCCAAAGCTCTTCTATATCTTTTTCTCCAAGACCACCTAAGTAATCTTCAAGAGATTGTTTCTTTTCATCATAGTCATCAAATGCAAACATTTCATTTGATTCTATTCTTTTCTTTAAGAACTCTACTAATCCTGATTTATCAGTTTTAGGTCTTCCCACTGATTTTTTTAATGGATCTTCTCCATTTTCATCAGCTAACAAATCTTTATCAAGATCTGTAAGAACTTCAATAGTTTCACGTGAAACTTCTTTTTCTTCTTCTGTTTCTTTTGGCTCATCTAAAAAAGCAAGATCACTTTTATTAGAAGGAGAGAAAAAGTTTGGTTTAGATTCTTCCTTAGTAGGAGTGGTAGTTGGTGTAACTATACTCTCTGCTCCCGGAGCACCTAACCAGCTGTCAATGTCAAGATCTACTTCTTGTACAGATGTCTGTACGTTTTGATTATCAGTCATATGTGTTGGTTTTATTTATTAGTTCTACATTTATAATATACAACTTAAACTCTAAAAATTTATATAGTATTAGCTAAGCTATGGATTATAGAGCTATAATTACTTTTCTTTTTTATTATCAGCTGCTTTAGCATCATATTTATTCTTATTTTCCCTAGCAATTTGAAGTTGTTTCTCTGCTATTTGTTGTTGTGTTTGTAATTTTTCACGTTCTATACCCATCTTTTGTTGCTCTGTTGAGTTCTTGTGAACCTGTTGTTCTCTCTTAAAACTCATACTGTCTTGATATTGTTGATCTTTTCTAATATCAGACATTGCATCAAGATAGTCAGATTGTTGATTCTGATTAATATCAGACGATGCACCAAATCCAGCAGATCTAATTTCAGCTTCAGTGATTCTAGCAGCTCTATCTTTCTCAGCTTCATCAGCTTTAAATTGTTGAGCCATTTGTAATTGTTTCTCTTGTGCAGCCAATTGTTCTTGTTGCATTTTTTGTTGTTGTTCCATCTCAGCATCTTTTTGAGCTTTAACTTTTTCTTCAGCTCCTTTAAGAACACTTGTAAGTTCAGCTATACTTTCAGCTTTGATAACGTTTCCAAGATCATATATACTAGCACCAGTGGTATTGTTATTAAGAGCCAATTGTTTAAGTTGCTCCATTACAGCACGTGAGTTAGTCTTAGTGGTACAGAATATATTTATATCTCTCATTAAAAGATCTATACCATTCATTTGGAAATTAACTTTCTCATCTGCTCCTGTAACATATTGCAAACGAAGACTAGGCTTTTTAGAGTTGTAATACTGAGCCAAGTCAGTTCTCATCTGATGTACCCTAGGCATTAAGTTATCACTATGTTGTATAAAGTATTGTTCTGTCTGTGCATAGGAAGCATTTGCAGCCTGTTCTACAGCTGTAGCTGTTTGTTGCTGAGCTATCTGCATACCCATACGTTGTTGATTAAGACCAATCACTTCAAAAGCTTGTGTCTTAAAATATGTTCCCAACTGTATCCTTGACATCAAACGTTGAGTTTGTTCTAAGTTTAACACTTGGTAGTGTTGGAAGTTAAGAGCATTCTCAGTGTTAGTGATAGATGTATCCAATGGTAACATTTGGAAATTCTTCATGGCCACGTAAGCCTTAGCTAGATTATTCTTTCCCCAGTCTTCTCCTAATGAGTGACGTGGTAGGGCATTCTGATCTAACATGATAACAGTACCAAGCTCATCCACTAATATATCAGCTATCTGATTATTTACAATGTTATAACCAATTTGATATGGCTTCATTAAATCTACAAGACTAACAGATCTAGTGTTTCTGTCTCCAAATATTGATCCCTCTACAGGAAGTTTACATCCATATATTGTAGCATCTCCTTTAAACTGGAAAGGCAACCTTCCAGGTTTACCACCATGCATTCCTAAATATATAGGGTTTATACCTCCAGGATTATTCATACCCCAGAATGTAGGTCTGTTAGGACCAATCTTAATTCCACCCCAAGTTTCATTAATCCATATCCAATCTATATGTTCACCAAATATAAGATTGTCTTTGGTTTTTTGTTTATATACAGAAGTGTCATATTGAGGTTTGTCTACTAATTTATAATCTTCACTAATAACGTCTTGAATAGTTTCCCCATCTTCTGTAATTTTAGTGAGATGGCCCACTTTCCTTTGGCTCTTCCAATAGATTGTTGATACACGAAGCATATAGCTTTTACCAAAGTCTTGTAAATCTTCTGAATCAGATAGGATCCATTGTACAATATCACCAGTTCCAAGCTTACTGTCGTACAAAGAAGTAAATTGTCTATAAGCCAATGACGGCATTTGAGTGTTCCACTCATGAGATCTTGTAGGGTCATAGTATGTTCCATCATTTTGATATCCTTGAACAGCATATCCTGCTGATCTCACTGGATAAATAACTTCTAATGCTTCTAATTGCTCCTGTGTCATCATCCAACCATACTTGTCTATTACATCAGATACACTCATCATATCTGTCTTACCTATCCAGTTACCATCTGATACATAACGTACATCAGGACTTTTATGATAGAATGTAAGTAGGGGATTCCATAATTCCACTTCATAATCTTCTTCTCCCATATTAAAATGCCAAAACTCTCTATCTGTAATAAGCATATCACGGAAAGCTCTTTCTTCTAGTTCTTGCATTTTAAATCTTTCTTCATCTACAGCCATTTGGTGGGAAGCCCACTCTTCAATCATTGATCTATAACTCTTTTTAAAGAACCCTTCTATTTCAGGAAGTGTTTTAAGTGCTTCAGGATTTAATGCTTGTTGAGCTTCTTCTCCTTCCATATCAGCTCCGGCTTCCATCATTGCTATCATTTGTTTTTCCTGAGCTTTTTGTATAAGCACATCTTCTAACATCTGACGTTTTACTTCTAACATTTCATTATATGAGGTGTCATCCACTGATCTAAACATAATTCTAGAACTACGTTTAGAAAACTCATTACAAAGAACATTAATAACATTAGGGATAATAGGATAGAACTTAAGCTCAAATGCTGATACATCCTCTTGTGTAAGTACATCTATAAGATCAGCCATCTCATTATCTTCCTCTACAATATAATCTTGCTTGTCTATGATACCTTTAGAAAGTTTGTAGTTTTTACTTAACCTTCTAGCATTACGTCTAAGCTGACGCATACCCTGCCACTCTAACCAATCAAGGTTCCAAGCTCTCCATTCATCATCTTTTTCTTTATCTGATAAAAACTGAATAGGTTGGGTGAGGGTACCCATCTTATTATACTCAGCTTTTTTACCGTTTTTGAGGTCTAGTGCGTTATATATTTGCATAATTAATTTGTTAAAGAAGAATCTATTGTAATATAAGTGATGCCTATAGTTATTGTTGCATCAGTAACGGTAAACGTACCAGCATTAATATCAGATATACTTTGATTGTTTGTTGTCATTATCTTATATTTTTAAAAGCATTTCTACTAGGAGCCATGTTCATTTTACTATTGCTGGAACCACCCATGTGTCTGAATGGACTCCAATTTAATTTACTAAATTTTTGGGAGTTAACCAAATTATCCTTAGTAACTTCTATACGTTTAGCCAAGCCCCTATTGGATTGTTGCACTTTAGCAAATGCTACAAGAGCACAGAATGCTACAATTCTATCTACGTTCAATCCATCCCTGTAAGCTGCCATTTCTCTAAGTAGCATGGGATCAGGTATTCTTTCCACCCCATATATAGTCTTAACTATAGTGCCATCAGGTAGAGTTTCATGATCAAGCTCCTCCTGTAAGAACTCAATACCATATGATAGAATAGTTCCTTTAAATAGTGTACCCACGTTTTTCCACCCATATTCTTGGAATACATTTCTATTGGCACCTATGTCTTTTAAGAATAATATCATGTCTTTAGGGACAAGGTATCTTTGTCTCTTTCTAGAAATCATGTATTGTATAAACAAAGCCACGTTATTCTCTACTACAGTCCAGGCATTATACCACTCTATAAGAAGTTCCAAACGTTCATGAGTTTTCTTAAGATCATCAAACCTACCACACCAACTTGCTACTATTCCATCTCTTTCTATGGTATTCTTTACTTGTCCATCCCCCTCATCTACAATAACTTCCACGGGACTTTTATAAACATATATAGAACAAAGAGAATCTGATGTAGTGGTTTTACCTTCTGACACAGGATCTATTGAAGCATAATAGTTACCAAACACTGGATCTTTACACGGTCTTTCATAAATACATATCACTCCTTCCTTATCTTCTGTCTTTTTAGAAATGGGAAACTCCATTATAGGAAGCTTGTTAGATGCTTTAGCTACTATTTTACCCTCCTCATTTCTTGATAAATCTATATACTCTACCGGATATTCTTTATCAGATATCCTTTGTAACTGCTTGGAAACCAGGTGAGTAGGAAAAACAGAAGCCTTTCTTGTAGCAAATGCTTCTTCTATAGATCGTGGTTGCTGAGATATTGTAAGCTGGTAAGCAGCAGGATCAAGATCCTTTTTCATTTTCTCAAACTCTATATCAAGAGCTGCCAATGCTTCTTCCACTTTAGAGTTACCATAAGAGTCTATATATGGAGGCATGCTCCACTGCTCAGGTATAAACAATCCAGTGATTCCAACAGTGCCATCTTTATCTATAAGATTGGAAGGTACACCATAGAATCCGTTCTCTTCTGGGTGTAATATATAATTTTTAAGAGGTTCACATTGATCAAGATCACCCACAGATCCAGCAGCTATAAACTGTCCTGTAATAATATGACCTGATTTAAGGGCTGGTTTCATGAAGCCATATGTATCATCCATCTTAGGAGCAATACCTCCCTCTTCATGAAAGAAATAAGTCACAGGACCACCGACACCATTTGTAGGATCTTTCTCAAAAGAATAAGAGTTGATTGTAGATTTCAACCCTCTATAAGTGTCACGGTTATTAATCCTCACTTTAATTTGCTGTTGCCAAGCTCCCACCTTATCCGGTTCACTAGGTCTATACCAAGCAGTGTGTTCATTTAAGAAGTTCTTATATTCATTAAGAAACTTCCAAGAGCCTTTCTCATTGATGTAATCTTTAAGACTAGCACCTATTTTTAATACAGCACCTTGCTCAAACCAGTATTGGTTAATGAGCTTTCCCATATGAAAATATGAGGATGCTATCTGACGTTTCTTAAGGATGATTACATGTTTGTAATGTAGTTCTGCTAATATCTCATATAGAGCCATGTGATATTGTGCATCTCTCACCTTAGCAAAGTCAAATCTTTTCTCTTCCTTATCATAAATAGGAAGAAAGTTAAGCCACATATAATAGTCTCTAGATAGATACCAGGTTTTATCTCCTGATATGACTATGATTCCTACACGACATTTATATTTTTGATCATCCCAGTAGGCTATAAAATCTTTAGTCTTCACTGGAGCATCACAATAATATCCTTGCTTTTGAAACTTACGTCCTTCAACATTAAATATAAGACTCACCTCATCAAACTCATATTGACCAGGTTCTTTAAATAATGGGACAAGGAAATCCCTAAACTCTTCTCTTGTAGAAAAGTCTGTAGTGGTCCATGCACCATTATTATACGTGGGAACAGATGTATAATTATTCTGCACCTTCTCCATTTATAATATGTTCTATTACATCAGCATCACCTTTTGCTCTATGTAATAGGTCTAACAAAGTGTTCAAATTTTTACTTCTAAGAACACTTGCATTCTTATAATCATTCCAATACTCACTATATGTTTCACGTGGAATAGCTGCCCACTGTTTCATATAAGGATTAAAATGAAATACCCAATCAGTGAGGTATTCTAAAGAATTGTTTGGGTAGTCTTGTTCGTAGTCTTGGTAAACTTCTTGTGGCATAGTATTAGGGGTTTTAAATGTTCCATTTTGGTGTTCCATAATTTCTTAAATCGTCTATATTTTTAAAAGGTTTTCCAAGATCCATTCCAAAGAAAGGCATCTTTGTTCCTTTCTTATATAGATCTTCATCATGTATAAGGTTGATGTCTGTAAAGTCATCATTATACAAAAGACTTGGTGGAAATAGTCCTAGTATATAAAAAGTCTTAGGACACACATCATCCATTGTAATTATAATCTGAGGATATCTATATTCTTTTTGTTTATCCTCTGGCATTTTATTATACATCTCATTAGGTATGTAATTAATCAATGGAGGATTACACATACGATGAGTCTTGGTGCCGTAATGTAAATTCAAAGGTTCTAAGTCTGGACGGTTTTTATCAAATCCAAAATTAGGATCTAGATTTACAAATTGCTCTCCTAACAAATGTCCTAAAGCAGCTTCTCCTAAATGACCATGCTTACTTCTGCAGTTAAGCTGATTAATATCTTTAGTAAAATGTTCTATAGATCTTTTATCTTTAGTCCATTTATCAGAAAATTCTATAATAAAATTATACAAATTATCAGGCAAGATAACTTTAATAGCTTTTTCTAAAGCTAATGTAAGTCTTCTCTGGTATTCTTTTTTAGTATTTATTTCTTTCATTATTGGTCGTAAGCTAAATTTTGTCCTCCTCTAACAGAAGATTGTTGTTCATCCATTAAATCTCTATACACTCCTTTGAATGATTGACGTACACCATCAAACTCTTTAGCTATTTTTAAAAGAGATGTAGCTGATCCATCCCTACCAAACGTAGGTTGTTCTGTAGCCAACACTCTAGCTAAATTATCCAAGGTGATTTTGATTCCCATATAAGCTCTGTATGTAGGAGTTTGGTACATCTTCTCACATTGTTTCATGGCCACCATTAATAGTTCTTCATCTGTACTAAACTCAGCATCTATTTCTTTTAGAATTATATCTTCCTTGTCTGTCTCCGGTACATCAAAGAATGGATTGAGATCAGGATTAGGACATGTCATATAAAACAAATAGGCATACATCTTAAGATGATCTTCTGGAAATTCATCCATTATATCCTTAAGAAACTTAAGGGTGTAACAGTGTTCACTTGGAATCACCTTACCATTCAACACATCAAACAGTCTTATCATCGTCATCTAGTTTTATATATATACCATCAATTATTTGCAAAGCAAGTGAACCATGATGGTATAAAAAGTTTTTCTTTTCTGAAAATCCTGTTATTACAATCACTTCACCCACCTCTATAGTACCAAAAGTTCTGTCACCCAGTTTATTATTAGTTATTAAAAGTCTATCACCTATTTTTAAATCAGTCATTTTTTTAAATCTAATGTTTCGTTATGATGCATTCTTATTTGATCACTTCTATAATGTCTTATAATTCCACCCTCACATAATACAACACACCATATGTCATTTTCAAATGTACCACCAGTTGCTACATATATAGCATACCCTTCTTTATTGGCTTCTACTATTACAGGTATTGGGTTTTTAAATTCTAACATCATTTCTTATTAGTTTTCCAGTTAGATTTATCCACCCCACTCATGTGATCTGGAGCTGTTTTAGTTCCTATTAATTTATCTTGGTGCATTGTACTATATATTCCTGATACAATAGCTTCTCTTTGAAGTTCATCTCTATGTACAAGTCCTGTTTTATCTTTAGATTGATATTTAAATACAACAACATCTTTAGGAAGAGTGCCTTCTCTAAACTTTTCTACAAGTTCAATCATTGTATAAATTTTTTCTTCTTGTTTTTCCATTAGTATTTAGCTTTTAATTTATGTCTATTGTCTTCTAACCAATGTATCATTGCAATAGATTCTGCCTTTAAATAAGGAAGATCATATGGCATAATATCTTTTAATATAGGATTACCCTGATTGTCTAATGCCGTGATAGGATTGTCAAACTTATCTCTATCAGCTTCTTCAAACATAATATGATGAATCGTAAGGGTGCCAGGCTTAAGCTTAGGATTGTGCTTAAGAATAATGTACATGTACATACTAAGTTGTAAAGCATAATGCATTAAATGACAGTCATCTAAATGAGCTACAGGAGGTGCCATCTTTTGAGAGATGCCATCCCAACTTGTAAATCCTTCAGTTTTAATTTCTTTGTTAGTTTTATAATCTGTAATGTGTACCACCCCATCTATCACTTCCACTAAATCAGATTGACCACACACCCCTGCTGATTTCAAATACACCATGTGTTCTGGATAGACACCATCTTTAAGTTTTTGTTCTGGAGAATATTTAATTCCTTCTATCTCAATAGGTTTAAGAACAGGCACTGTAAATCCATGTCTTTCTATTGTATCTAGTCCACATATATCAGCTTCACGTTGGTTGTGATACCATGTGCCTAAATCTGTAGCTCTTTTAGCTTCAGCTTTCCAAGCAAGCTTAATATCTTCTGGTGTCATGCCATACCACTTGCTTTTCTTATTTTTAGCAGACTTAATAGCAATGCTGTCAGCATCAAATGGTTTTTTAAAGTTTGATATAAAGCTGGTTACACTCAACCAATCTATGTCATCTTCACTACGATATTTATGGTCATGTGCTGTAAATTTTAATATACTCATAGTCCTAATTTTTGATTTAATAAATCCTCTTCCTCTTCTGTTAGCTCTGCTTTCCATTTACCTTTAGGACAATCAGAACTAAGTGCTCTTGTCTTTAGAGACAAGCTACATCCACATCCTCCTAGATTTTCATTACAACAAGGCTGGGTGATGGGCACTGTACATCCTACACCTTTGTCATCATAAAGCTTACAACTTTTACATATAGTTAGTCTTTGTTCAGCTATTGCTTCTACATCTTCTTTCTTAAATATACTATTCGTTATCCCCTCCACTATCTGACCCTTGTTTTTCCAAATTTTTATTATGTTTTCTTTCAGATTCATTTTTATGGAATTTTATAAAATCTTTACGTTGGTTTTCTTCCCCTATAAGTTTCTTAATATTCTTTAAATCATACAATGTCTCAGCTGTTTTAAATCTAGCTGTCATTTGTTGCATTCCTTTTTGTTTATTACTTTCTTCCCATCTTTCTAATCCATCAATTTTTTCATCCACCTTCCAATGTTTAATAGTAAAATCTCCAAGGTTGGTGAGATGAATTCTTTGATGTTTTAATCCGGAAAGACTTTTCCTAATTTCTTGCCAATATGTTAATACAACATCTGTTACAAGTTCTTCTGACATATTTAAATCAGAGGCCACTTTAGGAATAAAATCTTTTGCTTTTTTAGGATGCAACAGAAAGTATTTTAATATTTAAAAGAATGTTTCCTGAAGATTGAATCTTCATGTTAGGATTTAACACAATCTTTTTCTTATTCTTTCCTTCTTTTATAATAAGACTTTTCTTTTCAGCTTTAGTGATGGAGTTACGAGCACTCTGAGGTGAAGAAAAAATCTTACGGTCATGAACTTTAGAACAAAAAGATGTTAATTCCTGTTCTCCTTCTAAAGCCAAGAAGGTGAGGCAGTTTAAGTCTGCCTCACTCACTTGTATTTTAGAGATGTAACAGTGTGTAACTATCTGGTATTTTATAATATCCCAGGTGTTCATCACTGCTTTTTTTTCAATTTGGTTAACAGCAGCCATAATTAAGCTTGATCTTTTTTAAGTTTTCTAGACTTTGGAGTTTCTTCATTTGGCATTTCTACACCAGCAGGAATTAACACTTCATCTCCTACAGCAACACCTGCTTCCACCAATTCAGGATTGGCATCAAGGTCTTCTTGTGTTACAGTGTGAGGTTGGGTGTTTTGTTGTGATGGGTTGGTCATTTGACCAATAAAGCCAAGTGCTTTTAACTCTTCAGCTCTTGCTACAGCTAACTTAGTGTTAAGTTCTTGTAACTCAAACTGCACTTTCTTTACATCAATTTGTTCTTGAAAAAACTTAATAAGTTCTTCTTTACTTGGAGCTTTTTGCTCGTTGGTTTGGTCTGGCATTTTATTTGTTTTTTGGTTTATAATTCAAGATCATCATCATCTATGATGTCTATTTGATTTTTATAGTCTTTCCAGATTTTTAAAAAATCTCTATACTTAGTGTCTATTACATAAGTATCTCCACTAGACATAAATAATGTAGTGCACTTATATGTAAATGAATCTGATTCATCTGATGACATTTTGATGGCATCTATAAGGGAAACATCTACAGCAAATGGAAGCCACTTACCATCATCATCAGCAGACTTACCTAAAATGTTTTCTAAATCTGGAGCAATACTGTGACAGTATACATTACATTCGTAGATCATTAGATTTGTTGGTTTTTGGTGTATGATATTCGTTATAAGTAATATACTTACTTCTGTTATTAGATTTAAGTATTCTTTCAGCAATCATTCTTTCTACAATTCCATCTCTAACGTCAATAACAGGAACTTTTGATTCCTGCCCCCATCTGTTAATAGATGTTCTGTAATGAGAAAACTTTTCTTGTTGTTCAGTAGTTGGTTGGTTCATAATATAATATACTTAATAAGTTTAAACTTACCAAATTTATAACTATATTATTTATGTTATAAAAAAAGATATTCACATAATGTGGATGTGTCATCCCTTATATTCGTAGTCTAAAATTTTACCCACTAAGTCTGACCTATGATTGTGCTTAAGCTTCACCCATTTAATTTCTTCTGTAAACTTCTTAGCTAAGTCTATTGCATAAGACAGTCCATTGTATGGATCTTTAATATCCTTCTGTTCATTGTCTCCATTAACAATAATCTTACCTGTCTTACCCAGTCTAGTAAGAATAGCCAACATTTGATGCTTGGTCATGTTCTGTGCTTCCTCTACAATAAGAACATCATCAATAGTCTTACCCCTAATAAACTGAATAGTGCATCCTATAATTTTACCATTATTCACCATGTCTGTAGTCTTAGCAGTTTCTTGACATTTATTAAGATTGTCCACTAAGGCTTCTATATAAGGATTGAATTTTTCATCAAGCCCCCCTGGTAAAAACCCTAGAGATTGCCCCACCTCTACAGTGGCTCTAGTAACAAATATCTTCTCACATTCTTTCTTATTAAGAAAGTCAAGAGCAGCTACTGCAGAGACAAGACTCTTACCACAACCTGCCCTACCTGTAATAACCACAATCTGGTTTTCTCTAATAAGTCTTTTAGTTTCCTTCTGCTCTTCATTTAAAGTGATTTTATATTTAATTTCTTGTTTACGTTCTCTATTGGTTTCTTTCATAAAATTATATATAGTTTACAATACAATATACAAAATACCCCCCACATTTCCTAAGACAGAATTTACCCCCTCCTACAAAATGTTCCGTGTTAGACGGTGTAATGGGGTCCTAATCAACTTCTCCCCCACTTACTTTCAGGGCACTAAAACCCCCTATATTCAACATGGTATACTTCGTAAAGACAACAGACAACGGCATCATCGTAGCCGAAAAGCAAATTGGTACAAAGACAGTAACAATTGCAGGTGTAACCAAAGAGGTGAACACCCAAGGTGGAAAACTTGGATTCGTGGCATGGGAAAATGCCAAGGCTGAATTAGAAGTAGAGAGAGGTGATAAATTACCATTCTCTATCACTGATAAGGCAGTAACAAGAAAGGATAGAACTGTAGTACCAAACTTGTATTGGTGCAACCCTGATTAATTCAGGGGAAACATTGCTGGGACCTGCATCTTACTTGCAGGTTCCACATGTTACATGTTACCTACAACCTACTTATCACTGAGTATGTGCAGCTGTTGGACATCGGAGACCAACTTTATCTACACCAACCTGTTAGGTGAGCTGCATAACTCATTGATAATGTGTGTGTTACTGTGGTTGACAGACAACATCAGTCCTTTTCTTCATTCATTCAAATTCCCTTGATGCACACAAAAAGTTGCGGATAGGATGGCTATAACTAATTCACACACAAAAACCATTTACACATGGAAACAGTATTTTTAGTTTATTACGACAATGGATTAACTTATGAAGACCATTACGTATCTGTAGACAAAATCTTTAGTTCTAAAGAATCTGCACATAAGTATGCAGAAGAGAAGAATGCACCACTGCAAAAGTATACACCTTCTGTTACAGAAGAGAGATATATTTCTGAAAACTGGAGTGAAACTACTGGTTACACTTATGCAGACTTCATAGAGAATGAGCATTATGAGTGGAGTACTAATGTAGATTCTAGATATTATGTATCCGTAATGGAGGTAAATCCATAGATTCTTGACAGCTCACCAGTGAGCTCCATAACATACCAAGACTATTATAGTATTAGTATAGTTAGGGGGTCATCAGTGAGCTGTCACAATTCCTTAATGCAACAGGTGTACACAAATTTGTTAGAGATACACTTACAAGATAGTAATAGGCTTGTAAGAGCAAAGCAGGTATCTCATTAGACAATCAGGTTTACTTGAGCGTCTTAGTGTACATCTGTATGCATATAGGAACAAATTAATTTAAAACTAAAGGTAAGGCTACCTACAGCCATTAATGAAGCATGAAAACATTCTTCAACTTTACAACCGGTAAAAGTATTAATCCATTAGAGAACATTAAATACTTCTACACCAACCCTTATATGCCTGAGAATATGAGGTTGTTGAACTTAGTTGAGAAACTAGGTGAACTTGAATCAGGAGACGTTATCACCAGCAATGATGAGAAAGGTCACATTGTTACACTATTTCCTATTGATATGTTAATCAAGGGGGATGTAATGATAGAGTGGAGAACACAAGATTCTTTCTGTATTAACGGAAAGATGTGGTGTAAGATAACTGGAGAAGACAAAGATTGTGTTCGTGTAGATACAATCAGATTCTAATAGACCTTTGTGACCTGAGCATGTCCATAAACTGCTCATATTTTATAACCAAATTCATTTAAAAAATCATGAAGCAAGTACATCTTACAATTAGAGAGTGGTACACTTTCAAAAACATTGCAACATTCTTCTATGATGTTGTAATAACCAAAGACATCATAACAGTAGAAGCCGACCGTTTTGATTTAGAACTATTAGGCTATTAATCAACATTTAAATTTAAACACACATGAAAAAGTTTACAGCATTCATCATCCTATCTATGGTAGTGATGACATTCATTGCTCTATTTTGTTCCTGCAACTATCCTGAACGACAACCAACATTTGTTACAAAGAGAGTCACTGTATTAGAAAACAACACCACTTCATTTGTACGTATTCCTTCAGGACTTGACAGTATATACAGGGTAAATGACACTGTATGGTTAAACACAATCACTCACCAAATAGATGATTGTGACAGCTTCACAATGATGTCTGTTATAAAACCTTAATATGAAGAGTCTTATTCTATTTTTCATCTATCTCAGCACATTTGTGCTGGGATTTTTAACAATAAGCCTTATTGGTTTATTGTGGGCTGATAGTTACCACAATGTAATATCCAACCCAAACTGGTTTATAGCATATTCTCTTTTTATAGGATGGTGGTTAGCTGCCTTCCCTGCAAGAGAATACTATTTACATAACGAACAATATTTTGATGACTACATTTAAATTTTAAACCATGGCAAACAAAAAGAGTTTTTTACTATTTATGACAATCTTCATGACTATTAGTACAATAGTGATGATGTTTTTAGGCTTTGCATACCTACCTGTAAGCAGAGAAAGTTTTATTGCAGTTACAGTTATTAGTGTATTAGGATATCTAACAGCAGGTTGCTACTATGATTCCTACCGTAAAATCAAAATGGAGGAGGCTGACTATGAATAAAGATATAGTAAAACTAATAATAGCAAATGCACTTGTATTAGTTGCAACAATGTTATTCATATGGGGATGGCAATCTTATAAGAATCAGCCTCATCCATGTCAATATCAGTTCATAGTTACAGACGATAGTGTCACTGTATACGATTCTAAGGAGATTGTAGGCACTATAAAGCTGGACGGTAGCCTTGACAGCCTAATAACAGAAGATAACAAATAATTAGTGTGTGAAAGCCTGGAGATAACGTCAAAGGGCTTCACATACATTAAATCATTAAAAACTAACAAACATGAGTAGAGCAAATCAAAATGCTAAAGAAGAATTTCTATCATCTATCAGCACTAGACCTGTTAAATGTGCTGAAATAGTTTACACAGCATCTAGTCTGTGGGCTATGAATGAAGAAGATGGTCCTGCACCTAAGAAAATATTTCTCAAAGTGGGGTATAATGAAACTGCTTGGGAAGAGTTTCTTGAACAGCTTGACTTTGATTATGATGCAGGATATGGTGGTCAAGAGTTGTTCGGTACTATATGGTTTAGTGCAAGTGATGAATGGATGACCAGAGGAGAATATGATGGTTCAGAATGGTGGCAAGTACACTCTAAACCTAGAATACCGGAAGAACTTTTTTAAACCCTTAAACTTTAAAACTTGAACAAGTACACATTTATTAAGGTTGCATTAATTGCAATCACATTAGGAACATTGGCATTAATTACAATGTCTAGTTGTAGAACAGGATATGGTTGCAGAGGCAACCAGTCCTGGAACAAAATGGTGAGACGTATAAACTCACCAAAATAATAAATTAACCTAAAACTTATAAAAATGGAAACAATCCAATTAGTACAACCACAGCAAGAATTTAAAGATTTTATGGCTTTACCAGACGGTTTAGCAAAGAATATAAGTTATTACAATAACTTTCAAAGCAGAAACTTCACTGATGCATCTATCACCAGAAAAGATGGACATATTTATTATGCAGCCAACACTTTTAAAGTGGTAAAATCAACCAAAAGTAGTTACTATATCAAAAGAGTGACTAAAGACGGTTTTACTATTAATGAAAAAGGTAAACTATCTATATGGTTTGGCAAAAGTGTTTTTCAACTACCTCATATAAGTCAGGTATTTATGCATTTTAATTTTAATTGGTTAGATGTTAAGCTGTATCCTTTTGTAACTAAAGGTATATTTGAAAAAATGATTGCAGGTAAGCTTACAAACAACACAGATGTTTGTAAAGCATATATTAAAGCAATGAGACTTAACTGTAGTCCAAGTTTGTTCTTGCAGTTATTTCAGACAGGAAGTATATCCAAACAAGATTTTCTTCGTAGAGCATCAGTTGCTAAAGATATTAATCATTTCATTGAACATTTATTATTACCAAATGACAACAGAAGTCTTTTGGTTTATGAAGATATGGTGAAAGAAGCATTGATTCTTGAGAAGAAAATAGACTACAAGTGGTCTTCTAAAAGATTAACAGAAGAACATAAGGCTTGGACGGAACAAATTATGCAGATAGAGATTGATGCTCTTGAAGATAAAGTGATTCCATTTATAGATAAATTTGATAGGTATACACCTGATGGATTTAAACTTCTAAAAACACAAAAAGAAGTTTTTTATGAGGGTAAGACAATGAAGCATTGTTTGTATACAGCATATTGGAGTTCTATAAAGAACAATAATTATATTGCCTATCACATTACATCAGGAGATGAAGAAGTCACTCTTGGTATCAATATTTATGATGATAAATTAAGATACAACCAATGTTATAGTAGATTTAACGGACCTGTTAGTTCTAAAATGCATGTTATAGTTACAAATTTTGTAGAACAGTTGAATGAACAAGTGGAACGTGATGGTATCCTAAAGGAAACAAAGATTGAATATAAAGTAAACCCCATTTTTAACGAACTTCCATTTTAAACCATGATTAATTTAAGTAAAAACGAAGTTGAAAACCTCTATCCAAAAAACCAATTAGAACCACCACCTAATCAAATAAACACAGAATCAGGACTATGTATGTGGGAAATTAAAAGCATTAAAGATGACTGTATCTATAGGATATGGGCAAACACGTATAAAGAAGCACTTGAAATGCTACCACAGATTGAATCATTCTAAAACTAGTTTTATGAAGATGATTAAACAATTACTATTCGGAGAACCGATAAAGGGGGAAAAACTACCTAAAGTAGTTCCCCCTAAAGAACGACCAATGAACACTAAAGACTTTGCACAATGGTGTAAAGAGTTCAACGTTTCTATGTTACATGACAAAAAAATAATCCACATTAACTAAAATTTAAAACTAAAAACATGTCAAAAAGAAATCCAATCAAATGGACTAGTCCAGAAGTAATGCAAATTGTATCTGAAGAAATACAAAAGTCTCCAGGAAATTTATCAAGTGCCTTTAGACAAATTAGTGTAAAAATGAATAGCACAGAAAGTGCCATTACACAAGCATGGTACAAAACATTAAGAAACAAATTTTCACAGTTTCACACAGGAAGTAATCAAGTGGTGTTATCTAACACCAAGAATGTACCTAGGAAAGCAAATAATGCTCCTATTCACGAAAAAATATTAAGTTCAGCTGTATATGATGGTATGAGAGTAGTTACCATCAAACAATATTATGCTGTATAAAGATGGTGAAGCTTGCAATAACAAGCACGTTCTGTTTATGACATTTAAGGGCTTAGGCTAATAAAATTTGTCATTTTAAGATGGAACAAGGGGTATGTCCTTACCCTAACCTAATGAACTTAGGAGTGATCAACCATGGACGTGTGCTTTGACAAGATTCTTAGCTAATCAGGGATGAAAACATAACCTGTAATGATGCCTAACCAAGTATTCCCTGTCGGACTTTAAACTACCTTATGTGGGTTCATAGAACGCTGCAAAGAATAGTACACCGGCTCATTCAAGGTGGGAGAAGCCTTGTTTTTATAACCATTAAAAAATAAACAATGGAAACATTTAACTTTAATCATGATAATGAAACAATAATCAAAGCTCTTGGTGTAACAGAAGAGATTGATATGAAATGTAGAGAAATATTATTTTTCTCTATGATTAGTAACCATTTTATGGCAAGAGAACTGTTTGATAATGTAGAAGATGCACCTAAAGCATTAACTACACTAACAGGAGATCTTGAAAAGTGTATTAAACTATGTAGTAATACCGTAGAAAGCAGTTACATACTACTTACATTTAAAGACTTTCATAGAATGGGAATGGATGCAATTGCAAAATATACTATTTTTACAAAATCTAAAGATGAACGTAAGAAAGAAATAGAACTAATGTTAAAAATATTTGAGTTGGATATTATGAAAGAGGCATCAAAAAGTAATGGTGACTGTATGATACCAACAGATATATTTAAGAAGATAGATCTTGTAAAGAAATCAAGATATAATTTTGATAGATATTTACAGTTGTGTAACGGAGAATCAGAAGTGGACACTATTTTAAACAACATCTTTAAAGATGGAGAATCAACGAACTAAAAACGGATTTGGACTGGTGAGCTGTACAGTGATGCGTGACCCTGAAGTTTCTTTAGGGGAGAAAGCTGTATATGCTCATCTATCCACTTACGCTGACAGTTCAAACAGTCTTTTTGTAAGCATAGACAGAATTGCTACAGAATGTGGCATATCAACATCCACTGTTAAAAGACAACTATTTCTTTTAGAAAAGAAAGGAATAATATCACGTGTGTCTAGAGGACATAAACTAACTAAAATCACAATCTTAATCAAATAAAATGAAAGAATCATTCAAATTAGAAATTAATGCTACATCAATAGATGGTGAAAGCATAGAATGTAAAATAGAAGCTGCCGTGTCATGTTCAAGTGAAATGGCCATTGGTGTATTAGTACAGCTTATTAAAGGAGACAATAACATAAAAAGATTGTTGATGAGAGCTATGATGCAAGAATTAACATCCTCAGTAGATTCATCTAAAGATAATTCTGAACCAGAATTGTAAAATATTAGTATGATTGAGGGAGCCATGGTAGCTTAACTTGAGAGGCAAGTACGTACTGTTTATAAGAAACTGTTTCCTGCACTGCTAGAACTCTTCTCTTATAACTTAAGGTCAGAGCACTGTCTAAATTAGATGCTATGTCCCTTCAATATACTATTTTGTAAACTGATTTACTGTATATTTGTAAAATATTAGCCAAGTAGCTCCAACTAGCAGAGCCCCATCATTGTAGGTGGGAGGGTATGGGTGAGAATCCCATCTTGGCTAATTTTTTAAATCTTACATTATGGTAGAATGCATCTGTATCAATGATTCCAATCGTCCTAAAGAAATTCCTGTTAATAAATGGGTTAAACAAGGTGAGCCTTATACAGTGATATACACTGTCACTGTGCTACCACAAAAGCAATTAGCTTTCCATTTAGCAGAAATAGACCTGGACGAGTCCAATCTTCCATATGAATACTTCTTGGCAAACAGATTTGCATTTACAGAAGAAAACTTACAGAAGTTAATAGAACTTATTAAAGATTGTAACGATACAGACTTCAGTATGGACGAACTATTAAAACAAACAGAATTAGAACAAGCTTAAAATTAAATTATGAATCAAAAAATGTACAGAGTGACAAACACTCACGACTATAAAAGTGAAAATAAAATTGTTCATGAGTATACTATTATGCAGTATAGGAACAATAATGGACATGAAGTGACAGCTCTTCACAGAAGCCACGATGAAGTGTGGGCTGAAGAAGTGAGAGGACAAGAAATTATAAAACTTATAGACACAGGAGATATGATTATGTATCCTAAAAAGATGTTTGTGGGTGATGTAGACTATGCAATGCATGCAGAGTTATTTATTGTTCTTGGATTTCTGAATAAAACAGATAGAATGCCTTTATATCAAGGTGTAATAGAAGAAATAGTTGAAAACAATACAATCACCATATAAATTTCACCAAATGACTCCAGAAACTCACAAAGAACTAGTAGATAACTATCTAGATCATATACAAAGGTATATGAAAGATACCGGTGGATTGTTTCCACATATTGTAATATTTGCAGAACATAAAACTCCTGAAGAAAATCAACCAGCAAATTCTATTATTCACATTCCTATTCCTTCACAGTATATGGATACCGAGAATGATAAAAATGAGCTTGTAGATGAGATATTTCCATCAATATTTAAAAAGGTGAATGAAACATTTATACCTTCTGCCATAGGATGGGCATCAGAAGCTTGGATGAGAACTGCAGGAGCTGACTTTGATATAGACAAAGAAGATTACAAAACACTTCCTATACAAAAAGAAGTGTTGTTTATATGTATTGAGACAGCCAATGATTCTAAAACTTATGTTTATGAGATAAAAAGAAACGGCCAACAAATTAATTCTGATGGAGAATTAACAGATAGTATTGATTTAATAGAAATACCTGAAATGAAAAATGTTGATAAAACAGAAGGTAGATTTTCAGGATTGTACAAAAAACTTAAAGTATGCTAAAATTTATAAAATCTTTATTTAACAAAGGTAAAATTACAGAATTAGAACTTGAGAATAAAGAGTTGAAAGACAAACTTGCAAAAAGACAAGAGGTGATAAATGAAACTAATGCCTATTGGAAGAAGAAATTACATGCATTAGAGGCAAAAAAGAAGAAAACAAAAGGTGTTTCTCACGACTTATAGCCCTATACTCCAACATTTATATATACAATTGGATATTTGATGTTAATATGTTCTAGCTTTATATTATATAAAGCAACACAATGTTATATCAACTACCCAACGGAAAGGTTATAGAGATGAGTACTGAACAGTACTTAGAGATGACAGATGAAGATTTTGAATATCTAATAGCCTATAATTATGGAGAAATGCAAGAAAATCCGTGGTTTGGATCTGTTATAACAAAGAATCCTCCACCGGACATCATTCTAGATGAAATAACACCAGAGCTAACAGATATGTCACAAGATGAAAAACTTCTTGATCTTGATCTTGATAAAGACTTATTAGAAGAATAAGACTAGCCCCCAAATTAAATTCAAACAAAAACTGTCCTCAGAATATTCTGGGGATTTTTATTTAACAAAAAAAACAAAAACTATGTCAAAAGCAATTGTAACTGCAGACAAAACCGGAAATGTAATTGGAGTATCTCAAAACAATCCAGAGTATGGATACATTAGAGTGGAACAAGAAACAACTCAAATTAATGACCAAGGATGGTTAAGAAAAGTAAAAAGAGGAGCCCTTATAAAAGGTAAGGTGCAAGATCTTATTGATTGTGCATATAAAGCAGGTGATGAAATTACAGGTAAAATTGTAGTGAGAGAATCCCTAACTCCTTTTAATCCAAATAATCCAGACCGTGATTTGAAAGTTGCAGGTAACACTGGTGTTATTTGTCGTTTAGATGATCAACCAATCTATCGTCAAACATTTTTTACTAATGATTTAGAAGCTGGTGATCAGTTTATTATGCATACTAACACTGATGAAATCAGAGATGTTCAAAGTGCACAGAGAGCATTGGTAAGTATGACACTTAACAATAAATCTGCTAATGAGACAATAAATATGTAATTATAGAAATTAATAGCCTGGGATACTATTTCCCAGGCTTTTTAAACAAACAAAAAATAAGATTATGCAAAACAATCAAAACAAAACAATCACGGTAAACAACAAGGGTATGATAATTTATTATACCGACACAAACAAACACCAATTCATAAAGTTTGAAAACCAAGATTTTCCTAAAAGAAAAACTACCAATTACCAAGAGATTGAAAAGCCTGTGTTTAATCAAAAACAACAGAAAATGTATTCAGAGGCTTTATATGGACTTAGCATCTATCCAGAAAGTATGGTGTCTAAAATGCCTAAAAAGATATTAATGAAGATAATCACCCGTTGTGAAACAGTTCAAAGAGTGATTAACAGATGGAAACAAGAAATTGTAAACGATAAAGTGGATTTATTTCTAACCACTACATTCCCTAAATCTCCTATTGTAAAACAGATGATAGGAATTGAAGCCGATGACACAATAAGATGTAACTTTTCTCTAAAAGAACTTGACTTAAATCAAGAAAAAATTGCTAGAAAGTTAGTATCTTTAAACTTATTACCAGTAAACTTTTTTAATTTAGCTTAATGATAACACCTAAACTTAAAAAATGCAGTGGTTGCAATCAACAGAAACACATATGGAAGTCTGATAAAAAAGACAAATATTGTAAAGAATGTTGGTATACCATTGAAAAACCCAAATCTATTTCCCCTGTCTCTACAAAGAGACGGGGTGAGATGGATGAATATGCTAGACTAAGAGATGCATTTCTTACAGCTAAACCAAGATGTGAAGCTAAACTAGTAGGTTGTACAGGTGTGTCAACAGAGATACACCACAAAGCTGGTAGAGTGGGAGATAAATATCTTAGGATAGGTACATGGCTAGCAGTATGTAGAAACTGTCACACATGGATAGAGATTAATCCTGCTGAAGCTAAAGAACTAGGGTTCTCAGAGTCTAGACTTAATGAGTCATAAGACACTCAAAATGTAGCATAAAACCATCATTAATGACACATTATGCCCTTAATGTTGGTTATATTGTGCAAAAATAACAATATTGTAAATAATAAACAACAGTCACCAATTAAAACCAAATAAATATGGTCCATTTAGAAAATCCACCATTAGAACAAGCAGTAAGACCAATGCCTGAAGCAATGGATGCACCAAAAGAGTACAGACCAAGTAATTCAGAACTTCTTAAAGAGTATGAGATTAGATTACAGTTCTTAAGTAGAGGCTGCATTGTACAAGTAGGCTGTAAAAACATAGCATTTGAAACAGTAGAGTCTGCTATGAAAGAAGTGAATGAGTATGTAAACAATCCTTTTGAGTGTCAGCAGAAGTGGAGAAAGATTTTAAGCTAACTAGCCCACAGGCCATGGGATCGTAAGTTCAGGAACACCTCTCAGAATAGACTACATGTCTTGCACAGGTGCAACAGTCCTCTAAATCGTTAGTTAGCTGTATTGGCAACTTATACAGGGAAGTTAAAGTTGCAACATAGTCAGGTGGTGGAATTGGTAGTTTATCCAATAAAAAGTAAGTGAGGATGAGTAGTTACTTCTATCAATCCTATCTGCATTACTAACTAAAA